ATTTGTGGGTGTGGAGACATTTGTCGGCGGTTCGATATTCGCCGTAATAGACAACAAGAATTTTGGGTTTCATTATATCTCTCAACTATTTTTGTTCAATATTTATAGGGATCGTATAGTCTACCCCAAAGCCAATTTGGAGGCAATATGAACGTTGTTGGATCCACTAAGTGTGTTTTACCTGACGGATCAACGCACCAAGCCCGTCTTCTTAGGCGGGCTTTAAATGCCATATCATTCTTTGTTTTTTGCGAGTGTCTTCTAGCGTACATAGGATTCGCATCGAATCTTCTCGTACCTCGCATCTTGCGGCGAATCTTAGCTATTGTTTCTTCTTTAAGTCCGCCCCAATTTGGATTTTTGTTGCCGGTCAACGCTAATGCAATTTTTCTTTTTGTTTCTTCTGAGTGAGGACCCCTAAGGCGAACCTTAACTTTATCAATTACCGTCAGATTCTTACCCAGAACTTCAGACTTTGTTCTAATGATATCTACATTTGAATTTTGAAGAATGAGTTCTCTTGGTTTAGGAACTCTCTGAGGATCGTCTACAATCCAAAGCTCATCGTTGTGTTGAAACAGAAAGAATTTCATTCATTGTGCCTCTTTCTAACAACACCAATTCGTGTTCTCTGTCGATAAATTTGTACTCAAAATTTACAGGATCAAAACATTTAAATGCGTCAAATACATCTTTAGGATTCAATTTTGAGCATGTATAAACGTCAAGTTGCATTAATGCTGGATGTACTTCATCCCAAATATGAAGAGCAATATGCGATGTCTCAATAATAGTTACAGCCGTAAGTCCTTTATTTCCAACCATATCAGAATATATGGCATAAGGACCCATCAATATTTTCATATTTATTTTTTCTACCAGATTTCTCATCCATACGACAATTTCTTCCGCACAGATTGGTGGCGCCTGAAGCTGGGCGCGAATTATAAGATGCTTGTGTTCCAGTACCATCTATCATAAACATCCTAGTAGATTATGAGTACTTATTTATATGGATTCCACCAAATAGAATCTATCTTCTCTTGACCCCAAACATTAACGGCATAATCGTAATTATCTTTCATTTTGGGATACATGGAAAAAACTTTCTTTTTTTCCTCAAGTGACAATTGATTGGGTGAAGGAAAACTGAATATCTTTTGAGTAAAATTCATCGGCTTATATTCTATACCCAACCAATTTTGCAAACTACGGTTTTCTTCTTCGTTGAACATTTCTTCAAAGAATTGAATGTAAACTTCGCCAAATACCGTAAGATAATTGGTAATTGTTTTTTCCCAAGTTGGCCAAAATTCCATACTCAATCCTGAGTTAAACGCAGATATTCCGTGCTTCATAATAAGTTCTGCATTTAGGTGTTCTTGATTGTGGATAGCTGTTTTATTAATTACGGTATATACCCACTCGCTTATTTGTTGCTTCGAGCGTAATCCCATAGGCATGGATTTTTGAAATTGCGTAAGGGAAACAACTTGATTTATGGGATCCCGTAAAGTTAAAACTGGTTTGCCTATTAGTCCAAGTTCTGATAACTTTTTCGAGTATTCCAATAACTGATCTAAAGTTGCATATCCATTAGAGGGAGTGATGTCTCCTAATAAAACTATAGCATTGTCGTTGACAGAATCAGCATAATTTTGCCAATAGGTTTCTCTCGTTTCCCTATCGCCCAAAAATCCTTGGAAATAAAAACTTTCCTTGTTCTTTGCTAGTTTACAGTCTCCACGAAAGTTTAATTCTCTATGGAGCCAGGTACTACCAGCGCGTGGCATACCCATATATATTAAGAAGGGCTTCAATTATTGCTCCAATTTTTTTTTCTTAGACTTGGTCTTCTTAATTTCTGGCGCTTTCCATCCAGTTAAAAACTTTTCAAGAATTGCAAGTCTTGGGTATTTCTCAAGTAACTTTTGATCTTTAATTAAATCTAAAAGTTTAGTCTCATCTTCTTGGACGCCTTGGCAAATTTGCATCCAAATTTCCTCTCTTCGCCATTGTTGTAGATTAGCTGCACTACCATTCGGCAACAAAGTCAAGATGCGCCTAAATTCTTGAATAATAGTTGTGTCGCCCATATCTGCCGGAAGACCTTCCTTCTTGATTGGAGTTTCTCCCTCAGGAAGATTATATGGACCCTGCTCATATCCAACACCCCATGCAAGAAAACGCATAAAGATACCTGGACCTATGCTCACTGAGCAATGTGTAATGCGATTTGTAAGTTCACCCTCATCAGTAGCTTCTAAACACCACTTGAGAGCTAAATCTAGTTGCTTAAATTTTGGATATGATGTATTCATTAAAATTCGTCCACTAATTCGATCATCTGTTTCATTTTGTTAGCAATAAAGTAATCAAGAAGACTACTAATCGCAACAGCCCGTTGAGACTTTTGCTTCTCGTAGTTATTTATGATGTTGATTTTGATCTCTTCTGGAATTCTAGACAAGTCAACCAATTCACGATTGCGCTGATAATTACGCCACAGATCATCACTGGTAATGAACTGTTCTGGAGACATATATTTCCATTCTTCAACAAGATTGTTTCGAATAGGACGCTGACGACCACCGGTAACAAAAACATCATCAGAAGAAAAGATATTAGGAACGCCATCACCCTTATCGCCGCGAATGATATGTTCCATCAATACGGCTTCTGGTGATTCAGTAATCTTTACCCACTTCTTTTGTATGGGTGCATACTGCTTAACATTCGACCACTTCTGCAATTGTTGAAAATCATGGTCTCCAGAGAGTACTAAGAAGGGTTCTGCACTAGGCAGAAGTCCAGTTGTATCTGAAGTCTGTGAGTACTCAGCTAGTGTCGCAATTACGTCATCGGCCTCAGCACCATCGACATCTATTACTGGATACGGGAAATGTTCCGAAAGTTCAGCACGAACCTGATGAAGGGCCTCAAAGATTGAAGTCCAATCGAATCCACTATCCTGTCGAGACTTCTTACGATTCGCTTTGTAATTTGGGAAATACTGTCGGCGCCAATAGTGGCGATTATCACAAGCAATGACAATATTACCGAATTCTTCACCAAACTTACGTTTGTAAGAACGAATCGAATTGATGATCATATGACGAATCAGAGGCAGATTGACTTCTACATCCGATCTACCACCCAATTCTGCCATCATGTTGCTGATCGCAACTTGGTTAAAATCAATCACTATCATTTGAGGGTTTCCTATTATTCATAATATTGAGTTCGTGTATCGCTTCTCTAATGTCAGTCAACAACTTCGATTCTGGAGAATCCACTTTTGCTTGACGCATGTATGCTCCAACAAGGAGAACAGCGATAACTGCCATGTCGGAATGAACTTCTTTATCATCCACAGTCTTCAATTTTTGAAGTGCGCGTAGAATACCGTGAATACAAGCACCGGCAAATTTTTCCGCGTCTTGGTATTCCATGTACTCTGTTGCGCCTTCGAAAAAATAATTCAAATTATTTTTATCGACAGACTTTCTAAAATTATTTAGATATCGAATCTTATCATCATCAAACATTAGAATACCTTTAGAATAAGAGTAGTGGCAGTCAGACGAGGACGGACAGTACCCTTAGATTTGATATCTTTATACCAGGTAGTTATATCGCCCTTGCGCTTCTTATTTGCAAATTCTGGAACTTGCTGCTCGGGTTTACGCATAGTCTTACTTGAAGACTTAGTTTTACTAAACCCAATCAACGATGCGCCCTTAACGGTGATGCCACCTGGATACTCTGCAACGTAATTGGACAGCTTTCTAGTCTTCGTATCATAGACATAAACCTCTGTACAATTTATAAGAGTTGTTGGATCTTCGCTGCTAATATTCAGAGTTGTATCTTTTACCAAATACTTCAGACCACGAACAATCTTTCGCTTGTCGGTAGGCTTCTTCTTACGAATCTTACCAACACTCTTTTTGATTTGTAGCTTAGTTAAATCTTCGATATAGCCGTCTAGAAGTTTAATGATTTCCTTAACTGTCTTATTATCTAGATGTCTATAGCCCTCTACCAACTGCGCTTCCCAATCGGTCAGATTCTTCTTCTTCCTGTTTTCTTGAAGTTCG